GAACCGTGAAGCAGACTTGAAGTTGATGTGATTGAGCCGTCCTACACCGATTTTCTCGACTGCTTTTCTGTTCAGCACGTACTCGCCGCGCTCCAGCATGGCCGGGATTGAATCGCCAGAAGCTGCGCCGCCCTGAAGCACACCGCCGCGCTGTAGACCACGAGGGCGTCCCCGTTTGCTTGTCCCTTCGCCAGTGCCCAGAGAGATAGGCGATATGTCAACGCCAGGGATGCTGTCCAAGATTCCAAGGATGGAGTTGACAAAACCGACAACAAAACCCTTGGCACCTTGGAAAATGGATTTTACGCGGCCCCATGCGGAACTGAATGCGCTTACGATTCCATCCTTGACCGCGCCAAAAACGTTTTTCGTAGTTGACGCAAAAGCCTTCATGTCGCCAACAACCTTGTTTATATTGGCCTTGATGAAGTTGTAAAGCATCCCGAATGCTCGTTTGATCTGGTTGATGTTTTCTGTGACTTCTTCTTTCAAGAACTTCCAAGCGAGGGAAAAGTCTCGAACGTTTGACTTGGCTTTTGTAAAGGAATTCCTGACAAGCGTGAAGAACTGCCTAAACAACCAGCCGGTTGCCCTAATGGCCGCTCCAAGAACCTGAAAGGCCGTAGCAAGGTCATCTGTTTCGGCACGTCCTTCTCTTTGTGCCGTCATCGCATCGTTGATCCTTCTGACCATCCGGTCGAGAGCAGTGAACACTTCATTTGCTGCTGGCTCCAGATAAATCTTCAGATTATTGGTCAGGATTCTTACGTTCTCTGAGAAGTCATAGGTTTCGTCAGCCGCCTTACGGATGCTGTCGCCGTTTTTGTCGTTGAAAGTGTCCATGAACGCCCCAACGTCAAAGCGTCCCTGACGCACGGCCTCTGCCATATCCGCACCGGCCCGCTTGCCGAAGACCTCCATTGCCAAGGTCATCTTCTCTACCTTGCTGAGTTGAGAATCATTGCCAATAGCAGCGAATATCTTCTGAAGGCCGGCGGCTGGCTTATCAGCCTCGACGCCCAGAGTCTCAAACTTCTTGGCGAGCTCGTCGGTCGGATCGACCATGTTGCCGATTGCCAACTTCAGGCCGGGAACCATCGTCTGCATGTTCACGCCTGCCCGCTCAAAGTTGGCGAACATCGCAGCGGCGTAGTCAATGTTCAGCCCAAGCGTTCTGAGCGGTGAGCCAAACTTCTGGATGTTGTCCGCTATTTCGCTCACGCTGGCACCGGACTTCTGGCTTAGCCGAAACAGGCCGTCGAGTGCCCCGGTCTGCTTCTTGACCGGCACTTCCCAATCCACGAACGCCCTAGCCACTGACTTGATGTTTCCCTCGAGGTCTGTGCCTGTGATGTTGGAGAGGTGGAGCATGTTCTCCGCCATTGCTTCAAGCGGCTTCCCGGAAAGACCCAGGCGGGTATTCAGGTCCGCTACGGCTGTGCCGACTTCCTTGAAATCGTTAGGGACTGTCCTGGCTACTTCCTTGAAATTGCCTTTGAGCTTTTCTAGCTCCCTGCCCGTCGCTCCCGTGCCTACTCGGATGGTGTCGTAGGCTTCGTCGAATTGTTTGGCTAGGTCATAGAGCTGCTTGCCCGCCACAACAGCGACCGCACCCACAGCAGCGATGCCAGCCCCGCCCTTGCCAATCTTGCCCAAGGCACCACCGGAGATGCCGGCCTGAGCCGCCATGGTCTTCATCTGGGCATTGACCGCCGCCAGCTGCGCCTGTGCCTGCGCGGTTGTAGCGGTGACCAGGATGTTCAATGAAGTCTGCGACAACTAGACCAGCTCCTTTCGACTAACTAAAAACAGGCGAGCCGATCAACGACCCGCCTGTTTTGCTTCCTCTGCTTGACGCATCCTGTTTCGAGCGGCAAAAAACTCAGGCCACATCACGCACAACTCATGTGCCGACATTGACTCTCCGATTTCTCGGACGCTCTTGCCCAACTCCAGGGCTAGTTCATGAAGAAACAGCGGGTCCGGTACTCCCGGCGCTAGTTCCATCGTCCACCACTGGCCCGACCTGGCTCGCTCCGCTGCTCGGAAATGTGGCCTTCGCTTCCGTGATGGCCTCCTTGTCCAAGCCGCTCAGCTCGTCAATGGCCTCAATGACCTTCTTGAAGGCAGGGCCGCAGTTCTTGGCGAACTGTTCTGCTTCCTCAAAGGTGGCAAGGGCGGGATCTACCAGCCCGTGCTGAGCCTGAATCACCTCGAGCTTGGCGGTGTTGACTCTGGCAATCTGCTCACCGCGTGCGGTGGTGGTCATTTCCAGAGCTTCGGAAGAAGCCTGGTTGCTGTAGGCGGCAGAGAGCCCCTGAACTACGACGCTGCCGCCGATGCTCGGGAGTTCTACTTCCTTGGTGCTGATGTCGGACGCCTTGAGAAGGGCTTCCTTGGTGAGTCTCGGCATAGCGAGTCTCCTTTCGGTTGGTGGCTGGGTACAGCCGGTGGCTAGGGGAGCGGGCGGGTGCCCGCCCCCCGTTACTCATGGATCAGGTGGTGCCCCGAACGAGGCCAGCGGTGCCGGCGTTGTTCACGGTGATCGAGGTGGTGTTCGCATCACCCACGGCACCCTGAAGCGGGCTGTAGGTGAAGAGGCGACCGGTCATGGTGTACTTCGGGTTCGTCGCTGAGACAACGGCGCTGGTCGGCCTGATCTCAACGCCGAAGGTGCCGCCCGTGGTGTAGAGCGGGTGAAACACGGAGTCGACCGAACCGGAGGCGTGGTCCTGAAAGACCTCGAGCTGGACTGAGGCGGTCTTGAGCCCCTGGCCGTACTCGCGGTATGAGCTGGGACCAAAGCCCGTGAACTCAACTTCGTCTGCGCTGTCTTCGATGGTGACGCTCGACACGTGGGTGGAGAGGTTGGTTCCGTCCACTACTACGTATGCGTCACGCAATACCTGCTTTGCCATTTGCTACTCCTTGTCGCTCTTGGGCGTAGTGCCCTTGTTTGAGGCGTCCTTGAGGACGCGGGTTATGGACCCGCGCTCCAAGAGCCGGGATTCCGTTTCCTTGTCAAGCACCGCTGAGAACACGGCACCCGGTTCGTTGCCGAGCACCGGAAGTGCTCCGCTCACGCGGTACTGAGACATATGGCCTTTCGTTAGTCGGGCTAGGAGGTCACGATCCGAAACAGCAGACCGTGGTGGCGATAGGTTTGATCTCCCTCAGCTTCGAGGTAGTCAATATCGCCTGTGGGAAAAATGTCTTGGATGGTTCGACCGCTTGCCGTGATGGTGCCGTTGGTCAGCGCCGTTGCGACGGCGTTCCTGATTCCTTCGGCGCGGTCAGAAGTCGTGTTGCGGTCCACAGCCTTGACCATCCAAGTCTCGGCCTCAAACGCAACCTGGTTGAACGAACGGGTGCGGGCGTTGGACTGCTTGCTCAAAATGATGTACGGGTATGCCGCGTTTGGCGGTGCCTGCCCGTGAAAGATTGACGTGCTGGTGGCAAGCAGGGTAGTCACAGAGCTTGTGGCCGTCAGTTTGGCGTAGAGCCCTTTGCGGATTGCTGTGCTCATCCTTCTGCCAGCTCCTTCAGTTTCGCATCCACGGCCTTCTCGATCTCTTCGCGGCGCTCATCAAGTGCGGGACCAAGGAAAGGTCTAGGTGGGTCGTTGTGGACCGAGCCGTATTCGACCATGTGGGCATAGGGCACGTCGTACTTGCCGCTGGTGGATCTGGCGTCTGCCACGACCCGGTATCCGCGCTGGCCTCTCAGGTCGGACTCGACGACCTCAATGGAGTCGGCCAAGTTGCCGGTGTTACGTGGGACAGCCTGCCTTGCCGCGTTAGCTATGTCCTCAGTCTTCTCACGCATGATCTCGGCAACCTCGTCGCTGATGCCGCTGGCAATGTTGTCCAGCTCGGAGTTCAGGGTGACGTAGGCGACAACCGCGCCGGTGCGTTGAAAGATTGACTTGGCTGGCATTACTCGATCTCCTTGGCTTCGACACGCCGTGAAAGCTCCCAGGTGCGTGGTGCTCGCAAGGCAATAACCGAATAGGTGCCGCCGTCGTACCTGATCTGGGCGTCTGCGGTGATAGCAATGCCTTGCGGAACGGTGAAGATGACTTCCGTTTCAGGCTGGAGCCGGTCGCCCTGCTGCTCTTCGGTGCCGCCAATCGGTGCCACCCGGCAATCGACGGTGCCAGCTGCCGTCCAGGTTGTGGTTCCACCGCCGCCGCCATCACTCACGAAGGCAGAGTTGAAGATGACCGCAGTGCCGGCCAGAGAGTCGGTCAGCACCTCGCGCATTGAGGCAAGTTCGGATTCGGTCAGCATGTGGGCCTCCTATGCGGCAAGTGGTTTCTGCGAAAGCATCCAGTCCAGCGTCAGCGGCACGCCTTCCTCAATCCGAACCTGCGGGCTGTGTCCGAGCTCGGCAATGGCGCGGCGATTGTCCGGCCTCTTGCTTTTGACGTTGTGAACATCCTCGGGCAAATAGCTCACAAGGCCGGGGTCGGCTCCGGTGTGCTCGAGGATCAGGTCGGAGACTTCCTTGACGGCGCGGTAATCGTTGCCGCCGATGTTGTAGACCTCGCCCGGTACGCCGTAGTCCAGCACGTTCGCCAGGGTGGGCGTGAAGTCCGTGATGTACATGAAGGTCCGGTAGTAGCCCTCGTAGACTTCCCACGGGATGTTGTTGAGCGCCCGGTGGCAGAACAAAGCGATCACTGAGCGGTAAGGGTGGTAGTTCTCTCCGGGCCCGTAGGCGTTGAAAAACCGGAGCCTGACTGCTTCCACATCGTGAAGCCGGGTGAAGTTGAGTATCTGTTGCTCGTTTGCCCACTTGCTCAAGGCATATTCGTTGGGCTGGCGAAGCGGGATCTGATGGCTCAGGTCTTCGCTCAAGAGCTTTGCGTCGCACTCGCCGTAGATTTCTGACGTGCTGGCAAAGATCAGCTTGGCTCCGAACTGCTCGCAGAGCAGCAGAACGTTGTGAGTGCCGATCAGGTTGGTGCGCCAGACCTGCTCAAAGTGCCGGTTGCCGTTGTGCCTTCCGAACTCAGCGGCCAGGTGATAGACGGCCTCGGGCTGGTATTCAGCGAAGACCCGCTCAAGCTGGCGAAAGTCGGCAACGTCGGCCCGCATGTAGGTGTCCTGCTCTTGGTCCGCGTGGCGAACGTCGCAGCCAAAGACAGCGTTTCCTCGGTTGGCAAGCTCAAAGGTTAGCGGCACCCCAATGGTGCCCAGGCTGCCAGTGATAAGGACTCTCACAAGATCACCGCCGTGTCTGGCCCGGTTCTGTAGATCAGCACTTCGTCTGCCAGCTCGTCCATCAGTTCTCGGTACTCCTCTACTTCGGCGTCGTGGATTACGACTACCGGGTGGCGGCGGGATAAAACGGCGCGAATGGTTCGGCATCGCTGTTCAGACGTAATGCCGTCGTCAATCAAAATGAGGTCGTAGTTCATCGGGCTCGGGTTGCCCTCGGCCAATACGGTCATTCGCGGGTCGTGGTTGTTGTAGACCAGCTCTTGACGCCAAACCAAGTCTTGCTCCACGACGGTGAGCTTTTTGATGTGCCGACGCGATAGAAAAAGCGGAGTTGAGTATTTGCCTGAGCCGTATTCGAGCACGCGCTCTGGGTGGTAGGTGTTCAGCAGCGTTGTCAGGACGCTCAGGTGGCTGGCGTAAGGGTCACGCATCCGACAGCCCTCGTTCGTAAAGCGCCTGATCGTCGGGGCCGGGTGACTTCCTGCCGGCCATCTCGTGGTGATGGATCAGCCGGAAGTCGTTTCTCAGGACCGTTTCGTAACCGAGCTGCCTGCCTTTGTGGGAGAGGTACACGTCGGTCATGTAGTGGGCCTCGATCATTCGGATCTTTTCGATCTGCTCCCTGCTGACAAAGGGAAGCGGCGTGAAGTCCACAGGGGTCCAGTCGGGCTGAACGTCGCTAAGCAGGCAGCCTGGCGCTCCCATATCGCCGCCTGCGGACTCAACGGTGCCGTTTGGCCGGTAGATGATCGGAGCGGGAAGGTAATCGTCGTCGACCGTCTCGATACAGGCATTGAGGTCGCAGTCTGGTTCGGCCTCAATGTCATCGCAGCAAAGCAGCAGGTAGTCCGCGCTGCTTCTCTTGATGCCTTCAATCCAGCCAAGGCCGCAGGTCGGCTGACCCTTGACCACGATGTGGTTGAGGTCTGGGAAGGAAGCAAGGCAGCGCTCCAGCGACTCTTCGCGGCCTTCGATGGTCGGAACGATCAGGTCAATCATTGACGATGCTCCAGAAGTCTTCAGCTGCGGTGTAGAGCTCGTCGGGCTTGTTCTCAATCCACCACTTCGAGCCGACCATCTCGTTGGTCATCACTTCACAACCGGCAGCCCAGGCTTCAGCTACGCAGCGACCAAAGGGCTCAGCAGCAAACGGCAGGAAGATGAACTGCTCGTAGGTCCAGAGGATCGCCGGCAGGTCTGAGTGCCTTACGGCTCCCTTGCTGTTGACGTGCTGGCCTACTGGCTGCCAGGGGCCGGTGCCGTAGCAGTCCAGGGTTTCACCTATCCGGTAGACAGTCTCCGAGACAAGCTGTGCTCCCTTGCCCGGTCCCTGCCACGATCCCACCGTGACGATGCCTTCACGCTTGGGGTGCCTGCGTTTGTCACGTGGCGGGCGGAAGGACTTGAGGTTGGCGGTCGGCGGGATCAGGTGCGCGTCACCTTCGTGTCCGTACTGCTCTTTGTGAAACGGCGAGGTGAAGATGTGCTCGGCGTTGACGCTTAGCCAGTCCCACAGAACCTCGTCCTCGTCGCGGGCCAGGTCGTGGTGGTAGCGCATTACCCGCTTGCCTTCGATCTGCGAAAGGATCGTGTCCTTGTTCAGCGTTACGCAGTTGCCGATCACCACCGTGTCAGCGTCGGCGGGGCCGGTGAACTCAACTGAATCCGGAGCGGCTTCTGTCAGCTCGTCCATTACCAGCTCTGCTCCACCACGGGTGCCGTCTGCGCAGCCGGGGTCGTAGAGGAATGAAACCTTCACGCTGCCGCCTTGAGTGTCTGAGGCTTGCGAGCTGCGAAGCGCCGCTCAACTTCAGCCAGTGCGGGCAGCATGTGCTGATCCATGACCTTTGTGATGTCGTAGGGAAGCGCGAACTCCCGCGCCTTCTTGCCCATTCGCTTGTGTGCTGCTTCCGGCATGTCGTATGCCTGCCTGAGAGCGTCCACGATGTCGTCCACGTCGGGCAGGAACTGCCAGCTACGCATCGGCGTGTAGACCTTGCGGCCTGTTACCAGCCAGCCGCTGCCGCAAAGCTCGGGCTGGGCTGAGAAGTCCGACACGATGACCGGCACACCGCAAGCCTGGGCCTCGAGCACCGGAATACCGAATCCCTCACCTGCTGACGGCGAAAGCAGCACGTCAAAGCAGTTGAAGATTCGCGCCATTGTCTCTGGCTGGTACGGGTAGTGGACCACCCGGTACTGGTCAGGAAACATGACAACATCGGGATCAAGGCCAATGTCGCGCATAAGCCCCGCCAGATTCACGCCAGCAAACCGGCCCTGAACCTCGGCGTGTACGTACAACCTCGCCTCTGGGTGCTTGTCATGGAGAGCCTTGAAAGCCTGAAACGCCTCATGAAAGCACTTGCGGGAAGGGTTCCCCTTGTTGGCTGCCACCATGCCGACCACAAAGGCGTCGGAATCTATCCCGGTTGCCTCCCGGCACTCTGTCTTATCCAGAGGCTTGTAAATGCTGGTGTCAACCGCGTGCGGGACGTAAAGCGGATCAAGGCCGGCGTCCTCGAGCATCCTGCGTCCGAACTTCGACATTGCGATGGGCACAGCACCGGATGCCTGGAAGAAGCCAACCACCGCGTCAGGCGCAGGGTCGTGGTCTACCGGCACCCAGCAGCAGGTGTCGAGCCGCTCCCAGATGGCAGGGTCCAAAACCCAGACATCCATGAGGGTGGCGACAATGCCAGCTCGAACGTCGCCGTTGAAGTGAACGTTGGCGTGCTCGAGGATCGTTTCGTTGCCGTGCTTGTTGGCAAACCCTGGGTAAACGGGTATCCCATTCCACGGCAATACGTTGGACTCCAAGCCATAGAAGGCTGAGATGCCAAGGTTGTAGTGATCCTTGAGCGGCTTACAAAACGCGGCAGTCTGCTGGCCGTAGCCGGTCGGACTCCACGGTGCGTTCGAGTGCCAAAGCAGGCTCGACTCTTTACTCATTGGTGGCTCCTTCAGGTGGCTTGGTGGCTAAAGATTGCGGAGCAACGGCAGCCACCCACCGTCACTCCACACTTGGCGGGCGTGTGCCCTAAGTGGTAAGAGGAAGCGAGCCCATCGCCTTGTCCGCGTACATCTTCTGCTGCGCGGCGCAGTGGGCGTATATCTGGGCACGGTCGAACCGCTGCCCGTCCTCGGAGAAGTTGAACTTGTTGGCAGCCTTGCTTGACTTACGCGCCCAGCCTTCGGCAGCGGCAGCGTTCAAGTCCCAAGTCGGGGTCCAGGCTCCGTCGTTGCGGTAGAGGCCGTAAGCGTCGGGGCGGGCTGCGGCGTCAATAAGATCGTCGAGGTCTTCGGCTGAGAGCACCGGCTCGGAGTCGGCGTCGACCATGCGGCTGATTTTGGCCCTTGCGTCCTCAGTCTCGGCTAGGGCCGCGTAGCTGATCGGGTCCGTTTCGGCGTAGGAGCCGAGCGCGTCCACCCAGCGGATGATGTACCAGCCATTCACGACCGTGGCTCCGTCAGTGGTCAGGTTGCGAGATACGGGGTCTGCCGGGTTTGTGTCAAGCGGGAACAGGGCAACCGTTTCGATGGTGGCGTAGGTGCCGTCCTTTGCGTCGGACTCGCGGATAACGGCTGAAGTGAAAGCCAGTCCGTCGTAGCGCGGGGGCGGGGTATAGCCGGTAAATGATCGGGTGAGCGGCATCAGATGACCCTTCCTTTGGTGTAGGTAATCTCAGGCATCAGGGGTCAAGCGATTCGACGATCAGAATCTCCCGATAGGTGTCATTGGGAGCCGTCTGCCGCTTGCCCGTGCCGAAGTCGATGTCCCACTCCACCCTGTAGGTGCCAGGAACGGCGGTGTCAGCGGTGCCGAAGGTGTATTCCACAACACCCTGCCCTGCGTCGGTGATCGAGCAGGTGCCCTGCCGGATAGAGCCGGCGGGTGCCTTCATGTAGATGTGGACGGTGCCCGCCGTTGTCAGGTCGATGGGTGAGCCGTCGCCCTTTGTGAGCGTGGCAACCAGCGGGGGCCATGTGTCGTTCTGCTTCAGTGTCAAGTCAGGCATCGAATATCTGCCCCTTTCCGCTCTCGGGTGTTATGTCGCCCTTGCTCTGGGTGTCGTCGGGGGTGGCGTTCCCGCTGCTGCTGCTGGTAGTTGCGTCACCGTCTTGGCCGGTTACGGCTGAACGGGAGCTGCTGGGTGAAACCGCCGCCGCTCCGCGCTCTGGTGTTGCCGTCGCGCTACTGCTCTGAACGGTCACGGTTGCCGTGCCTGTGCCGGATGCCATAGCTACCTTGCCGCTCTCGCTGGCGATGGCTGCTGCCGACCGTCCTACCGTAACCGCTGCGCCTGAACTGCTTGCGGCGATCTCGGCTTCGTTGATCTCGTCGGGCGTGGTTGCCCTGCTGGTGCTGTCTGTCAAGCTCGGGATAGAGACGGTTGCGTCCGGCCTTGCGCCTGAGCGGGGTCGGTCTGGCAGGTTCGGGAAGATGTTGGCTCCGGGGAACAGCCCTGGTCGCGGGTAGCGGTCGCTCATCAGAAGCCCTTGGGTACATAGTCGGAGTGCCAGCCGTCACCGTTGAGCGTGGTAAGGCGGTCAAAGTAAGTCTCGTACTGCGGAGCAACAGCGTCGTAGCTGTAGCGGTCAATGGCTGACTGCCTGAGCTGGTCGCCGTCGAGCTCCGGTGCCCGTCGTACTGCTTCGCAGAACTCCCCTAGAGTGTGACAACGGAAGCCGGTTACGTTGTGCTGGACGGTTTCGGTGAAGGCTCCCCAGTCGGTGGTGATCGGTGGGGTGCCTGCGAGCTGGGCCTCGACCGCTACGAAGCCGAATGGCTCAATGTAGGTGGTGGGCATCAGCACTGCCTCTGCCTGTGACATAAGCCGCGCCCGTTCTTCAGGTCCGACTACGCCTATGGTTTCACCGTATGTGGGCTGGTACGGTCCCGCGCCAGCGAGGATGAGCCGCTTGCCAAGCGTCTGCGCCACGGACTCAGCGATTCCTACGCCTTTGCGCTCTTCCAGCCTGCCGATGTAGAGCAGGTAGTCCTCTTTGCCTTCGTGCCTAGGGTGTTCTTCAGGGTCGAAGTAGGCCGGGATGACGGCGTGGTAGAAGCTGCCGTCTGCGCTGTTGGTGCCGCGCTGTTGTCCGTAGGTGGTGTGTTGCCACGCTACGGACTCGAAGATTCGGAAAGGTGCGAAGCTGCCGCCGTAGCCAATGCCGAACTCGACCGGGTAAAGGTCAGGGAGCGCGTCCACCAGGCTCTCCTGACAGATGCCGCCGATCATGGCGAGCACATCACCGGATCTAGCGCGTTTGGCTATTGCCTCGACTGCTTTGCGGTTGAAGTCCTCCCACGCCTGCGGTGTAAAGGCTGGTGGGTCGGTGGCCGGGTAACACTCGACCGTTGCTCCTTCGCCGCCGTAGGTGATGACCTCGTGACCGCGTGGACGCATCATGTCGGCGAACTTCCTGACCTTCTGGGTGAAGGCGCAGGTTGAGTTGTCCGCTGTGACGGGCTGGCCGGGTAGGGCTGGAAGGTGGAATCTCATGATTAGATGATCCTTCACGAGGTTGCGAACCTAGATGACGATGCTCTTCTGGAACCTACGCCGGAATGTCTGCGTAGCTGTAGTGTTCTGGCCGTGACAAGTTATTTGAATTGTCGGAGTGCCTGTCAAGTCATTTGTTGTCAAAGCATAAATCGCTCCTAATGTAGTTGTGGCGATAGCCTGTCTCGCATTTGCGGCAGTAGGAGCGTAGCGATTGATACTCATCTGCAAATAGGCGCTGCCTGAAGAATGAGTGACAATAGCGGCAGATATTTCCACAATCGAAAAATTTGTGGCTGAGTTTGTGAGAGTCGCGCCATCGGTGTAGGTCAGGTAAGTGACCCCACCAACTATGAGGGTGAAAACATAAGTCCTTGCGGCCCCAGAGTTGTTTATCAGGTATCCCTTTACTTCTGTTTCGATTGCCTTCCCTGAAGATAAAGCAGTATTTGGTATAAAAGTGGCAATCGTCTGGGCGGAAGTAGAGTTTACCGATATCGAAGTATCTGAGAGGTTGGTCGCATCTACAATAGGACCAGTTGCTCCCGTTGCTCCGGTAGCCCCGGTTACTCCTGTCGGTCCCGTTGCGCCTGTAAGTCCTGTGGGTCCGCTCGGTCCCGTGGCTCCTGCGATGCCCGCTGGTCCCGATGGTCCGCTTGGACCCGCTGCGCCAGTCACACCAGTTGGTCCTGTAGCTCCGGCTGGTCCGGTTGCGCCTGTAACTCCTGTG